AAAAGTAACTCTCACGATGTTTAGATCACTAGTTACTGCAGCTCGAGTAGGCGGAGCACTTGCCGTGTTTGCGAAGGACTTGGCGGTCCTTCCAGCAGAAGTGGGGGTGTTTGCCACTCGACTCATCATCACCAGAACCATCGAAGTTATTCCAGAGTACTTACATATGATTGCGCCAGGAGCGTCGCGAATTCCCAAATCAGTCCTTACAGGACAGGCGTTCACCAGTTACGATGTGGAGTACAATGGCACGAGCGACCTCGAAAACAGTTGCGAGGTTGCCACTGAAGACGTGATTGAGGTAGAGGGCAAGACCACCAAGGTCGTGAAGACCAGAAGGGCGCGAAACAAGTTGCAATTCTCCGCCCTGCTGGCTATCGCGGCAAAGAACCATTTTGGTGGTATTGTACGCCCCACCCGAGCCAATGAGCTGTCTGTCATGAAGTTTTTGACTTCTAAGTGCAACGACCACAAACTAACCATCGCTCAGACCCGGTCTGTTTGTTGCGCTGCATTTCCTCTCGTTTTCTCTCCTGACGAAGGCGATAAGTTGATCTTTGCCACCCTCAATAGCGAGGAGGCATTCGAGAGGAGACAGGACTACTCAGAGGCCCAGGGGGTAGGCAACTGCTGGTTGAACTTACTATCGAACCCATGCAGCCGTAGGAGATGGCGCAGGGTAGTGTTGAGATGCTTTGGGATGCCTGTCCAAGAGGCATTCCAATTTGCGAAATAGGGGTGCCTCATGCAGACCTGTGGTGTGGACACTAAAGTGTTCAGGGGTGAACACCACTGGGTAAAGGAAGCGCACGAGGCATCCTATATTCCCCCGCGTAGATTGTTTAGTATATCAGGTTTAGGTCCCACCATAGACTGGGGGGTCCACAACTGTAGCTATGTGAACCTGCGCCGCGGGTTAATGGAGCGAGTTTACTTTGTGGAACGCAAGGGTAAGCTTGAGCCATGCCCCCGACCGGCGGAGGGAGAGTTCGCTAGACTTTTCAAGAAGTATGGCCACCGTGTGGTGGGATTGTGTGGAAGTCATTCCAAGATCTCCCGCGAAGAATTTGTGGGATCGTATCAAGGCAGGAAGCGCACGATCTACACTAACGCGATGACCAGCCTTCTTGATAAGCCTCTTGAGCTCCGTGATTCGTTTTTGAGTACGTTTGTAAAGTGTGAGAAGTTGAACTTTAGCAAGAAGCCAGACCCAGCGCCTAGAGTCATACAGCCCAGGGATCCGCGTTACAACGTTGAACTGGGATGTTATTTGAAGCGGTTTGAGCACTCTGCGTATCGCGCATTGGACAAATTGTGGGGGGGACCCACCGTGATGAAAGGATACACTGTCCAGGAGATTGGTAAAATCATTGAGAGCAAGTGGAATGAGTACCGGAGGCCTGTGGCGATCGGTTTCGACATGAGTCGATTCGACCAGCATGTTTCCGTGGATGCCTTGAAGTTCGAGCACAAGATCTACAAACGGGTTTTTAGGGGTGACCAGAATTTGGCTCGCCTTTTGGATTGGCAGCTCGAGAATCGGGGCACGGCTTACGCAAAGGACGGATGGCTGAAGTACAAAGTGAATGGGAAACGGATGAGTGGAGACATGAACACGGCCTTAGGGAACTGCATCCTGGCGTGTGTCATAACCAAGAGCATTATGGATGGGGCTGGAGTGAAGTGCTCTCTGATCAACAATGGGGATGATTGTGTGGTGTTCTGTGAAGATGGGCAATGCCGCGCTGTCGAGGATAGCTTGACAGGGGGGTGGCTTAAGTTCGGATTTACATGCATTGCCGAGAAACCTGTGAAAGTGTTAGAGAAAGTCGAATTTTGCCAAATGCAGCCTGTGCTCACGGTCGGTGGCTACACCATGGTAAGGAACCCGAAGATAAGTTTATCGAAGGACTGTCATTCAACTACACCGTTTGACAGCATCAAGTTGGCTCGTGAGTGGAGCTATTCCGTCGGGTTGGGTGGCCGTAGCTTAACGGTCGGCGTCCCAGTTGTACATGATTTTTACCAATGTTTGGAACGAAACGGGAAACAACACAACAATGAAAGGAAAATGCGACTTTTTTATGGGGATTATTATGGAAAGTGGGTTGCAATGCACAAAGGTGGTAATCACTTTGTGACGGAGGAGGCTAGACACAGCTTCCATCTCGCCTTTGACATCAGCCCCGATCAACAGGAAGCCATGGAAGAGTTCTACCAGAACAAGGAGTTGTGTTGGGAGTTCTCCCCATTCAGTAAAGTGCATAACGATATTGAATGGACCCTAGCCCACCCAGTGCCGATATAACATCAACGCAGCAAAATCAAAAGAGAGGTAAAGCCAAGAATAGACTAGACGTTGCCCACAGTGGAGTCAGCAAAGCATCTAACAGCGATCTCGTTGGTGCTAATTTCATTACTGTGGCTGAAACTGTCAACTTCACGGTGCACCTTAACTTTTGATTGGGGATTGGCATCTCCTAATTTGCTGCTTTTCATAACGTTCAATTTCTTCTTAGTTAGTGTGTTTAGTGTTGGCGATCGCTATTCGTACTACTACCAGGCAAACAGTACCGCAGACAAGTTCATCTCCGTCGCAGTAGGAAAATGACTGCCTCCGACAGCCCGATCACATCGAAATTTGCAGCCCAGGGAGCCCAGTGGGCGATCAAGCTTCAAACGAAAGGGTGGCGCAATCTCAGCAAAGCCCAGAAGAGAGAAGCGAGGTCGCACGGCATTGGGCCTTCAGCTCCCCCACCCGCCATACCAAAAGTCAACAGGGTTATCATGGGTAACCCTAATAATAGCAGACGGCGAGGAGGTGGTGACGGTAATGCTCAGAAGAGCATGACGATCACCAAACAGGAGTTCCTTGGGACCATATTCAGCTCGGACAGCATTACTACCTATCCAATTGATCCCCGAAACGTCAAGACCTTCCCCCAGATCAGCGCCTTAGCTTTGGGTTACAATAAGTACAAGATAACCTCGCTCCAGCTCCGATACTCAACTAGGGTCACTGAAACCGAGGCCAACGTTATTATGGCTTTCACAACGGATTCTGGTGACCTTCCTCCGAGGAGCAAGGTGGACATGTACAACATTGGCACGAAGTTTGAGGTGCTGGCGTCTAAGCCACTAGTGGCCACAATCCCCGTCTCCAAAGACACGAAATATCTGAGAGACAAGTGTTCCGACGATTCAAAGTTGGTAGACTGTGGTGCCCTCCACTTTATGGTGGATGGGAGGCACTCCGGAAGACTCGGAGAATTGTTCCTCCAGGTCACCATCGTGCTTTCCGAACCCACTTTCTCCCAACAAAGCACTCAGATTCTCCGGGGTACGACGCAAACCGGCCCCACTCTTGTGGAATTTTCCCAGAGTGGCAAGTCCAGCACTTACAAGTTCCTAGCCGTCGGACGCTATGTCTTTAGCGCCTATGGTAAGGTCTTGGTCAAGGCTAGGCAGGTCGGCATGGATAAGGCAAAACAGATGCACACCAGCGACGACAAAAGCAGCAACGTCATAGCCGAGGTGGAAGCCTTAGAGCCGGGCGCCAGTATAGTATTAGACTATGTCGAGGAGGAGCCTCCTTCTTTTGTTTGTATTTCCCGTATGTAATTATTTGTATATGTTATGTATAATTATAATCATGCAATGGCACATGTAGTTCCCCTAACCTCTCAGTAGGAGTCAAGCCCTGATGCGCCAACATCCAGAAGGGGGTAAAGCTGAGTCGGTGCAAGGAACCTTGTTAGCCCTAAGAAAAACCCAAAAACAGAGTGCATAGTTTAGCTTTTGTGTTGTAGGAGCCAGAGACCAAAGATCCAGACAACTGGTGAGGGCGGTCGATGGTGCGAAGTAAATTAGAAAGGGGGGCGTTTACCCACGTCCTCCCTTGCCC